AATAATTCTAATACATTCATTATAATATATAATATAATATTATTTTAGATTTCTAATAAGTGTAATAATTACACTTTGAGTGAAACAAACTATATCAAAACAATTATATAGAAACTTATAAATATACATAAGTGTAAATATTACACTTCTAATCTATTAACTGCAACTTCATAAATTTCTGGGTCTTTCTCAATACCTATAAAATTTCTATTCATATTCTTTGCTGCCACACCCGTCGAACCTGACCCCATAGTTGGGTCTAGTATAACATCACCCTCTTTGCTATAATATTTAAGTATCCACTCCATCAGCGCTACTGGTTTCTCGGTAGAATGTTTGCCTCTTGTTGATTTTATCTCTAACATAGAGTCTGGTAGTGGCGGATCATAAGCACTATCACTTTCACCTTTGGCATAATTTTCTCTTCTTAATTTATTGCGTTTTTCATTATCAGACACGTATTCTGGTGCTTTTAAATCGCCGTACATCCCATTATACTCTTCTTTAACAACTGATACTGGTAGTGGCGGTTCATAAGCAGTCCCTCCTTTATTAAATACTCCCATCGCTTTTCCCCCATTATATATCGTTTTTCCATCTTTCATATAATATGCCGGTTCTTTAACAACTGATACTGGTAGTGGCGGGTCATAAACTTTATTTCTATGACCCGCTCTTAAACTATCATCAGTTTTATTTTTATCATAACAATCTTGTTTAACTACTGAATTAGGTAGTGGTGGGTCGTATTTACCCGCCTCTTCTCTTACAATAGGTTTCTTTCTCCCCTCTGTATTATACGTATTATTTTCACCCTTGATTGTTTTTTTGGGTACTTCTTTAATGAACTTATGTTGATGACTAGATAGATCATAAAAAGGCAGTTTCTCATAAAATACATAAATCATCTCATGCTTTCTCATAGGCATCTTTTTCGCGCACAAGAAACCAGCGGGGCTACTCTTAATCCACACTAGGTCATAACGAAACTGACACTTTTTAGGCGCTGAATTAATTAATGATGCACCAAATTTAGTTGTAGTAGTCATAAATATAGGCGTGTGTAATTTCTTAACCCTCATTATTTCTATCCAGAATTGTTCCAGATCAATGGGGCAGTCCCACTTACAAGACGTCTGTCCATAAGGCAGATCACAGAATACTAAATCAACACTATCATCATCAATACCTTTTAATTCTTCTAGACAATCTCCATGAAGTAGAATACTCATAGTTATAAGATATCTTATAAAATTAATCAAAGTAAATAACGAATTCTCCACGCTTGATAGTCATCTCAAATTTAGGTGGTGCTTTCGGTTTATAGTAGTAATACTTGCCTCCTTTGCTATAATGACTTTTATTCTTCTTGTAGTATTCTCTCATTCTTATACTATATTCTTACATAATAAATTTTTTTAGAAAACGCAAAAAATTATCTAAACTTATAGTAAAATCATGGAAGACATCGAAAAAGAACTAGAAGAGAAATCTATTGAGAGGTCTGTTGATGAACCAGAACCAGCACCAGCACCAGAACTCGTCATAGAACCTGTTGATGAAATCAAAGAAGAGACGCCTAAACAAGTAGAGGTAGTTAAGAAATCAAAGAAGGTTAGGAGTGAGAAGCAGATTGCCGCTTTTGAGAAGGCAAGGAAAAAGAGGGCAGAACTTCTTGCTGAAAAGAAACTGCAAAAAGAGGCAGATAAGGAACAGAAAAAAGAAGAGAAAAAAGCATTAAAGAAGGCGCCTGCTCCTTTGGACACTAGTGAAGTTGATTTAATTAAACCAATGAGTCAGGGTGCGCCCCCAGTTCCTAATCCAGGTAAGGGTAGAGATCAGGTCATACAAAATCATTATTACTACTATGGCGTGCCACCACCTGTCGATCATCATGAAACACCAAAGAGAAAAAAGAAGAAATCTAAACGCCCACCCACACCATCGTCTAGTGAGAGCGAAAGCAGTGATGAAGAAGAAGAGCGGCCGCCTCGCGATCGTCAGCCACAGCAGTATTACGAGGCGCCTAAACCTCAATACAAATTTAGTTATGCTTAAAATTTTTTATTCTATTATATATTATAATGACTAGTATAGCCGAGAAAGAATATGACAAGAAGATTACAATTAGTGCTACGAAGTTTAGTTGCGATGACATTGATGATAGTATACCTGCGCCTCTGCCAAAAAAGGGAGGCTTTGCTATGCTTATTGTGGGCAGACCAGGATACGGCAAGACTAGTCTTATAAATAGTCTTGTTTGTAAATCAGGTAAAAACTTTAATAGAAAGTTTGATAAAGTATTTATCTGGTCGCCGTCTATGATAACTATGGAGGGTAATCCATACGAGTTGATTCCAGATGACCAGAAGTTCGAGGAGGCGACACTAGAAAATATACAGAGTGTTCTTGATGAAATTAAAGATAGTGGAGAAAAAGTATTGTTTATTTTTGATGATGTTATCGCAGATATAAGAGGCAAAGGCAAGGGTGAAATAGAAAATTTATTACAGAAGATATTCTTTAATAGACGCCATCTTGCTGGATACGGAGGCAGTGTATCTATTATTGCTACTAGTCAGTCATACGTCAAAATTGATCCTAAATTAAGAAAAACGGCATCACAGCTGATCCAGTATAAACCACAGAAGAAAGAGATAGAGAATATATTTGATGATATGATAACATTACCCAAGAAAGAATTTATGGATGTATTAAGATATATCTATAAGAAGAAGCATGATTTTATGTTTCTAGATTTACAAGAACAAGATACAAAACAGATTCATAAGAATTTTACTCAATTAATTATTAGTTCGCCTAATATTGCAGAATTTAATTTAGAAGAAGAATAAGTGTAATTATTACACTTATAGTGAAAAACATTATCTCAAAATAATTATATAGAAAGTTATAAATATACAAAAGTGTAATTATTACATTAAATCAGCAGTTGGTTCTAATTCAGGTTCGGGTTCTTGTGATTCTATATCAGGGCGAGGCGTCTTTGCCTTATCCTTTTTCTTATCTTCTTTTTTTTGTTTATTAGCATCCTGTTTATTTTTAAGATCTTTCGCTTTATCCTGTAATGTTTTCATCTCCTCCTCTGTAGGCGGTCTTCTCTCACAGCGAAATATATAACATAAATTAACTTTGCAATGGCACTTGCTCATCCAAATAACTTGGAGTAAACCCGCTATCGCACCTAAAACTAATACTACCGCTCCCGCCAATTGATCTACACTATAATCTTGTAATTGACCTTCCTCGGGCGCTACCACTACAACTGGTTCAGACATAATATATTATAAAGATAAAAAAATTAATTATATTTTTTTTATTCCTTTAACCACACCGCCTAATGCCTTCTTACCTAGACCAACAGCACCAGATACTTTCGCACCTAATACTGATTGTTTATCACCGCCTCGAGCAAGCGATCCCTTGCGAATGACACCTGTGTTCTCTACTGCTAGTTTGGTGTCAAATCCCTTTTTACCTGCGATAGATAAAAATTTCTGTTCTATTCCATCGCTCACTTTCACCTTGCTGATACAATCCTGAAATACTCTATCTGCCTGCTGTACTTGTGCGCCACTCGCATTCGCGTTATTGTATGTCTTATCATGAATTTTCGCACAGGCGTCTAACTTATTAATAGGTATATTGTATGGTTTAGTTCCAACAATAGGTTTGCCTTCTTTCTTCATCTTGTTCTCATAGAAATCTGATCCCTTCATTCGGGCGGCATACTCCGTCCCTGGACCTGCAAAGTTATATTTATTTGTAAGGTGTCGTTCTGGCATTATTTATAATATATTATATTATTAAAATAAAGTCAATCAAAAAATAATTTTAATTACATCATCGCATTACGCGCTATCCCCTGTATACCAGGTGCGAGTAAGCGACCTACCTGGCGTACATTCTGATCGCCGCCGACCGCTCTTACAGCAAGAAGAGCACTGCCTACTACTGATGCCCCAGCAGCAACTTTACCTACCTTTCTTGCAACTCCAAACGCCTTTTGACCTAGTCCGTGTGTCTTTCCTATTTTCTGTCCCAATAACATTATAGGATATCTTATATAATAAATATTTTAAAAATTATAATATTGTTTTAGTTATATATTAACTAATCAAAACTAATCTCAAATTTACCCTGTGCTACTTGTAGACCAACAGGCAACCCTTTACCTGGGTTCTTCTTTGATTTCTTAATACTATTTTTTACCTCTTTTTTTGTAATTGGATTACCTGTCGAGTATCTCGCCATGATACCAAAATATTCATCAGGTAGATTAGGATGTTTCTGCCGATAGAACTCCTCCATATCTTCTAGATTCTGGAAAGACGCTAATTCTGTAGTTGATATCAAACTAGGTAATTCTTGTGCTGATCCTTCATCCCTTTTAAAACTATAATCATATTGTGCGAGATTTATGATATCAGGTTGTTTCTCAAATTCTTTTATTGTGTCTTCTGCATGAAAACTGAAATTAAATCTAGGGTCATTGCTCTGGATAAAAATATTTTTCGCTTTTTTGAGTTCAGCTAAATCTTGCTTATTCATTATTTACTCTTTCTTAGAAAATATATCCGGATT